ATTTACCAAAAAATAAATGTAATGCAGCTGTCCAATGGTTAATGTTTTGAGTATTCCTAACTGGTTTTTTCTAAATAATCGTATTATTTCGCGTTTTTTTACAGTCGATTCAATGCTTATTGCAGGCAAAATAGAGGTTTCAAAGTCTGGTGAAAATCCTATTGAGATTTCCTGCCTGAATTCATGTGCTAATAAAGTAATGATCCAGCACTGAGTTGGTATTCCATCACGATATTTAACGCATTTTTCCATTGTTTTTTCTGCAATTTAAAACATTTTTAGCAACCCTCTTCGTTATTTATAGCTTTTTTTCTGAGCTCTTTCAGCCAATGTGCATCGTATTTTTTCCATTCATTTCTTTTAGCCCAATCCTGCTTAATTAACTTCTTTGCTCTTCGTTCTCTTGTTGCTTTCATATTGTTAAATCATATTTATTTAATATTTCTCGCCATATATAACGCAATTTTTCAGCCACTTCAACCTCTAAATCAGTTGCCTCAGTCTTTGGATTGATTATTGAAACTTCACGCCTTTCAGTATTGCGTAATAATTGGTCAAATTCCCACATTGCACATTTCCAATCTTCAGCATTTAACGCCGTTTGTGCTTCTTCTTTTTCTTCGTTACTATCGAATTCTAGTATTATTTTTCCCATTTTATACGTGTTTGCATATTACATTGAACTTTTTAACTGTTTTACGTAGTTTTTGCATATAATTTTATACAATTTGTCATGTTTTTATGATAAAAAACTGGACATTTTTACGTGTTTTTTGTTGCTTTTAGTAATTCATTCCAAACTGCCTGCGCGTTTTGTCCCCAGTACATTTCACATGTGAATTTATCTTCTACAATTTTAAAGGGGGGTTCAACAAAGAACCAGCTTTTCCAATAATCTTTGCTTTCAGCTGTAAACCTTTTGCAGCTTTCTTTGATTAGGCAATCTTTTCCCGTGCATTTTGTTATATCACTCATATTTCTATGCTTTGCCAATATTTATACACGTTTCTTCGTTCCATGCTTACAGTTGAATCACTTTGCCAATCTTTTGCCTCTTTAAACGCGCTTTTTGGATAGGTTTTTTTAACAAATTTAGGCGTGCTTTTCGTTTCATTCTCGCACCCGTATAAAGATGCGAGAATGATTAGTATAATTAGCTTATTCATTGCTTAAGAATTTACCTATCTTTTCCAGTGTCGTTGTATGCAAACCCTTTTTTTCGTTGTTAGAATTCAAATAAAGCCACAATTGGTTCTGATGTATTCCAGCATCGCGCGCAAATTTTGCCTCAGTAATTCCGTTTCTTGTAATATAATCGCGGATTAATTTACGCGTTATTTTGTTAATGTTTGCCAAATCGTTTGTTGTCATATCTTTCGTGTTTTTAAATAAGGTTTTTACGCCCCCATTGTCATTAAAATTTTATTAATATATTCAAGATGTTCTTCTTTTGTTGATAGCAATTCGTTTGTATCAATTCTTCTGTACATCATTCTTTCTTGGTCATAAATCATAAATCTATGCACTAAATGATGTTTTTTAACACTAAGTTCAATTACATCTGTTTGATGTTCCAATCTGTAACTCCAGTGATGTAAATGATTACCAACTATTTTCTTAATTCTTTGACTTTTATTTTTAGCTAAATATTTTTCAGGATATTTATTCCTATAATTATCTACTGCTCTTTTTTTTGCCTCAACTGTTGGCTTATGTTTTTCCTTATAATTTAAACGATAGTATTTTTCACGATGTCTTTGTCGTTCTTTTTCTAAACCTTCTTTTGTAGAGATGAGTTTTATAAGTCTTTTTGAGGTGTCATTTTTTGTGCAAATTTTACATTTATTTAAAAACCCATCTGACATCCCACTATGCTTATAAAACTCATCTAGTTTTTTTATTTCACCACATTTAAAACATTTCTTTTCCATAATAAAAGTATTTTATTTGCAAATATAGTTATTTAAAATGGTAAATTAAAATATTTAAAATGGTAAATCCAAAAATTGGTCGTCGTCTTCAATTATGTTTTGAATCGCCGCTTCTTGGAAATTCTGTTCAATATTCCCCATTTTTGGCGCGCTTTCTTGCTTTGCTTGGCTTTTGTATTTTTCCATTTCTAATTGATCAACAATAGCCCAACCCTCGATACTGTTAAAACATTTTTCTATACCGTCTGGTCCAGTCCATAAACGTCCGCGCAAATTTATTGCAATCATTACATTTTGCCCTACTTTGAAAGCGTCCAATTTATCACAATTTGCATTGCTGAATTGAATGTTTAGATATTGCGTGTAATTTCCGTCAACTATTGCCAACACTAAATCACGTTTTGCGAATTTCTCGCTTTTTACTTCCGTTTGTCCGATTGAATGAATCGATCCGTTTAACTGCATTTTTTCCATTTTACTTGTTTTAAGTGTTATTTTTCTACTCTTTTTACTTCTTTTTTCAATTCATTTCTGACTGCTTCCCAATATTTTATTTGTTTATCGTATTCTAATAAATCCTCTAATGTCCTTACATTAATTTTATGATGTGTGTCAATTAATGCTTGTAATGTATTTTGTGCTAAAATCAATGCAGACTTTGTAGCTAATATCAACCAATACTTTACTGATTCTTTTTTATTGGTTTCATTCCACTCGTTTAATTCATTGACTAAGTTATTATCATTAGTCCATCCAATTGTGTCTTGAATTGCGTAAAAGTTACCGATTAACTCTTGTGCTGTTTGTTTTACTGTCATGTTATTTGTTTTTAAAGGTTTCGTTGTAATAATCTATTCCATTATTAAAGCTGTTTCAATACTGATTGAATTATCATTCATCTAATTCTTTTTTTATTTGATTTAAATGTTTAATTAATTCTTCTAAATCAGCTTTGTTTTTTAATTGTAAAATACATTTATTTTCTAAATGAATTAATAAACATTCTTGGTAAACATCTCCATCATTATCGTGAAGATTAACTGAAAAACTTGCTGTCATTTTACTTGTTTTTATTTGTTATTGAAATCGTATTAATTTATCGTTTATTCTTATTCTTTCTTTCCAATTGTCCGATTCTTGTTTATACTGTTCACACAATACGCGCAATTTACCCCATTTCGTGCGTTCTGCGAGTAGTTTACTAGCTTTTACCTTGCCAATACCCTTAACGCCTTTAATATTGTCTGAGGTGTCTCCTATTAACATCATTTCCCAAAGTAGGTTTTCCGCGTTTTCTTTACTTACTAATTGAAACCCTTTGCGCTTTTTTACTTCTTTGCCGAATTCGTCCATTAAATATTCGCCGTTTTCGTCTTTCAACTTCATTTGGTAATAGTCAAAATGTAACCCCTCAATTTGTTTCAGGTCTTTATCAATTGAACAAATTATATAGTCGTCAACGTTGTAAAGCTGGGAGCTAAAATATATCAAATCGTCCGCCTCAAATTCATCACTGGCGTAACTGCCCTCCATGTAATCAATTAAATATTTGCGTAATTCTGAAACCCATTTGTTGCGCTTTCTGTTTGCCTTGTAAGTTGAATCAATTTCTTTGCGAAAATTACGCTTACAATTAGTAAAAAAATACTTGATTTCTGTAATGTTATAATCCTGCTCAATCTCGTTGAATATATCAAAAGCCATTTTTTCAAATCGATCGTAACCGCGTTGTAAAATTTCCTGCTCTATTGAATACCTACTTTCGCCACTTAGTAGCAACGCCCGAATTTCTCCAAACGTTACTACTTTGTAAATAGCCTGATAAATAAGTGAATCAGCATCAAAAAGAATTACCTTATCTTTCATCTTACAAACCTTTTAAAGCTGTTTTTTGTGATTCCGTTAAATCGAATTTGTAAAGGTCTTTCACTTGTGCGTTACCTTTGTTTATTTCAATTAAAGCATTTTCAAAGCGTGCATCTGTTAATACTTTCTTTTCGCGCGTTTCTTTTTGTACTTGTTTTGTGGCTTCGTTGCCGTCGTCGTCAATCGCCTGCATTGTTAAAAGGCTTTGTAAACTTCCGCGTCTGAAATAAGTGATGGACGCTATTAATTTCTGAGGATCCAAAATATTTGGCAATGCAATTTCGCTGGTAATCATTTCGCCGCTTTCAATGTCGATTATCTGAGTGCAAACTAAACCGTTTTTAACGGGCTGTAATAAAAGCAAATTGTATTTTAATAGGATTGGTTCGGTAGCTTCAAGAATCGCGTTTAAATCGGCGTATTTTGACTTAAAGAATGGGTTATCTTTTCCCTTTGTTACTTTTCCAATCTCTTGTTTTGCTAAATGTAGTTTAAAATAGATGTTTGACGGCTTTGGAATTAAGTCTTCAAACTGTTCTGTGCTTTCTTTTTTGTTCATTTTTCTGATGTTTAAGTTTAAAAATATGCGCTTTAAGTTGTCGCCCAACTTTATTTTTAATTTAAGTCAATTGAATAATCAATGTAAAAATTGCAGTCGCAATAATCCGCACCCATATCACCTGCGTTGCGATCGTAAGAACCTCCAGTAACTCGAGTAATTGCTTTGTCAATTAACTGAAAAATTGTTTTAGTGTTTTTACACTGGATGTTTTCTAGGTAGTAATGATTTACCATGCCGTTTGGTTTGTTAACCTCAATACCTGATTTTAAAAGTTTTACACTAATAGTTGAATAGTGAACACGTTTAATTGAAAATTTAAACCCGTCTTTTGAAGTTAAAACTTTTTTGATCTCGTTTCTTACTTCTGCAATTTGTTCTGTTGAAATATAACCCATTTTTCCTATTTTTTAATTGTTAACTGAGACAAATATATAAACTTTATTTTAATATACAACTACTTTATGAAATTATTTTATCAATTTTTTGTATTTATCAATTATTTCTTTGAGTTCTTCGCGTGAAAACTTACGTGTTTGATAGGCTTTTTCACGTAAAATTGTAAATTCATCTGATCCAATTTCTTTTTCTAGGTTAATTCCAAACTCAATCAAATTGCCTGAAAGTTGAACGTTACATTTATAACAGCAACTAAAAACATTATTTTCATCAAATCTAACATTCCAATGATTGTTGGCGTTGTAATAATGGGACGCGTGAACAACTCCATTAATCTTTTTACCACATGCCATGCAGGGTTTACCCTCATCACGTTTGCGAATGAAAGCATTAAATACTTGCTGAGTTATTTTGATGTAGTCCTGAACTGTTAAAATTTCTTTTTTTAATTTAGCTTTTCTTGTAGTCCATTCTTTAACCTCGCTTTTTTTGTGCGCTTCTAGTTTTTGCTTGGCTTCGATATATTTGCAATCTGAATTCCAGCAATATTTTTCCAAAGTTGAAAACCTTGGTTCAAATTCCGTTTTACATTCCTTACATTTCTTCATATTTAATATAATTTGCTTTTAATCCTAACCCCTTTAAATGCGTTTTAAGCCATTCTTTTACGTTTTCCGTGTTATTAGGCACGTGAACAACTGCGATGCTGTATGGATGCGTTAAAATTTGTCTAAAATATACTTTTACTTTCATCTTTTATAGTCTATTTGAAAATTTGACAAGAATTACCGCATTCATCTTCTGAATCGAATAAATCACTTTCATAAATATATTCATCTGAAGCTTTTCTAAAAGGTTTTTTAGCTTGTTTAACTAACCAAGAAATACTTTTATTTTCCCTACCGAAAAAACAAGCTCCTTGTGAATCAATCATTTCATTATAAACATTTTTTCCTTCTATTTTTAATCTGGCGTATTTTTTTTCCATTTGATCCCACCAAATAATTTTTTCAGGATGTTCAACTGCAATTGTCATTTTTTTTCGGTTTGATTTTTCAAAGCATAAAGTACAATTCCCTTCGTATGCTTTTAATTTTAATTTTATTGGTTGTTTAGCCCAAAATTTATTTCTCTCTTTTGAATCAATTTTATTTTCAACTAAAGGATAAAAAATGTTATTGGTTTTATAATTTTCTGAGAATCTGTCCATTTCATCAATTCTAATTCCTAATGCAACGCTCCAATTATCTTTTCCAAAATAATCATTACTAAATTTTGTCATTGGCGTAAGTTTTAAATCTCTATTACACCATTTATTTGCAATACTTGGCACGCCATAAATTGAAATTCCTTTTTCAAAATGAGATCCATCAGTATTTAATTCATTCCATTTTACAATTTTATAATCTGTTCCCTTTCGGTACGTATTATGCAAAATAGGTTCCAAGTAAATTATTTCTAAACCATAAAAATCTGAACATTCTTTTAAAAACAAAAGGCTTCTTTCGTCTTCCATTCCAGTATTAGCAAATAAATAAATTATATGATCATTTGGATACCATTCTTTCATTTTTAATGCCATCAGCATAGAAGAATAACCAGCTGAAACCGTGCATACAATATTTGTACTTGTTTTCATATGCCGTCCAATAAATTGTTTACCTTATTTTTTAACTGTTCGTTTTCGTATTTCAACTCCATGTTTTCTTTATGGTAATTGAAATTCATTTGGCTTAACAGTTTATTTCGCGTGTGTAATTGGTTAAAAACTGCCATTGAATGGGTTAATTGTTTAATGTGCTTTTCCAGTCCCTCGATATAAACCGAATCAGGGCGTTTGTCTTTGATTTCCTGCAGGCTTATTTTCATTGATTGCACTGCGCTCACTAAGTTTAAATTCGCGTTAATGATGTCTAAATAGTCCATGTCTTAAAATTTAAATTCTGTTTTTTCTTGTTCGTAAAAATTAACTGGTTTTATTTCTTTGGATTTTATGCGTGTATGTGTTCCGCGATCCGCGTACTTAGCAGCTCCAAAATAGTCTTTTACAAAATATTGATAACTTTCTACATTCAAAAACATTTTATAAACCCCATTTTTTGAAACTCCTTTCGGTTTGCTTTTGGCTATTCTCACATGAAGTTCATTATCTAAGTAATAACCCTCTTCGTTTTCTGCTATTCCTGCAGGGGGACGCCACAAAGTAATCATTAACAAACCTTTTCTAAACCAAACTTGACCGCCTGCCAAATCGCGTGCGCTTGGTGCTGGGTAATATGTAACCCCGTCTTTTGTGATTGGTGCCTGATCTCGAACGTGTGTTATTATGCAATTGTGTCGTTTATTCTTTCGTGCATTTTTACGGCTGTAGCCTAAAATTCTGCTCAAATATTTATCCTCACGTCCTAAATCGTTTGGTTCAAACTCTTCAGTTAATTCATTCCATGGATCAATTGTCGTTGTATGTATTTGAATGTTTAAATCGCGTTCTATTTGGTCCACAATTTTATAAAACTGATTCACTGTTAAATCCTCGTCTATTGGATCAATAACAACAAAATGTTCGTTTATAAAGTATTCAGCCATTGCGCGCTCGCTTTCATCCATTGCGTTTTCACCTAATACGTATTTTTTACCTATGTACTTGTGGCAAAGTTCCGAATAAATGTCTTTAGCGTCCCCAGTTTCAGGTGAATAAATTACGTGATTCCATCCATGCAAACAACTGAGGTTAATTAAAATCTCAAACCAAAATTCCGTTTTTCCTGAAGCTGGAGCGGCACCAATAAACGTTGTGCATCCAAGTTTAATTGTCAAAGGTAATTGTTCCCACGTCCAACCAATTGATTTACCACGTTCAACCCCATGCGTTCGATAATGGTCCAATTCGGGTTTTATGTTTTCAAGTTTTTTATACATCAGTCGAATATTACGGGGTGAAATGCGTAAACTTTTTTCTCTTGTTTTGTAACGTTTGAATATTTGTCTAACGTTTCAGACCTGCTAAAAAATTCAGGGGTGCAATATTGGTAATTTTTTTCTTTGTGGTATGCGTTTTCTTTGCAGTTATTTATGGCATCCGTAATTTGATCCTTTGTATAGCCCTCTTTTATTCGTGCGTTAAAACTGGCGCGTACTTTTTTACTTACAATTTGAAATTTTCTGCCAAAGGAAAAATTTATAAAACTCAACAACTTTTCAAAATCAATTGATTCAACCGCTTCGACTTTAGTCGGGGCAATAGTTAATTCTACTTTCCCTTTCTCTTTCCCTTTCTCTTTCCCTTTCTCTTTCTCTTGTAGGTAAGGTCCTTGCGAACCCCCTTTGCAACCCCCTTCGGTAGGGTCTTCATTAGGTGTTAAATTTACTTCTGATAACACTGTTTTTGTTTTACTTTCCCACCCTTCAACTTGCTTATTAATAGAATGCTTTTGCGATAAATAAGCAAATTTTACAATTCCGTTTAATTCAGGTTCAACCCCTTTAAATTGTTTGTTTAGTAAAGCGTCCATAAACAAAACTTTTTCTTCATTGTTTAACTCCATGTAAACTGAAAAATAAGATCTGTAAAAATTAAAAGCCTCTCGATTTTTAGCCATCTTTTTTTTAAATGCAAAAAGCCAGCAATCAAGGTGCGTAGGATTACCTTTTCATGCCAGCTTTTAAATTAAAATTCTTGAAGTTCCTACGCTTCGAAGCCCAAATATAAAAATTATTTTTTATTTCTAAGCACTATTTGAAAAATTTGTTTTCCTACCAATCCAACGCAATGAATAAAGCCAAGTTCGGAGGTTGATAAATAGCTTATAGTATCAAAATTGAACACGGTAACGCCTTTGTATTTGCTTATTCCGTCGTTTTTAACGTACCCAACGAATTCTAAACGCTTAACATCACATTCAAAATTTAAAAACCTTGTTTGGATTGTTCGATACTGGTTTTCTTTTTTGATTAATACGCGCATAATTGAAACTTTTTACCGATTAATTTATCCAACATAACCATGCAATTTAACTCATTCACGCAAATATCATCACTTAGTGTAATATTCATTTCAATATGTTGTTTTATTTGGTTTAACACCTCACGATATTCAGGGAATTGTTTGTCCTGAACGCGATTAAATACGGCTTTTACTGCGTGTATAACGGTCGAATGATCCAAGTTAACTAGTTTGCCAGCGTGGAAATAAGTCATTCCCTGCGCTTTCGCAACGCTTACCAAGAATTGGCGCCAAATTACAACCTCCTGAATTCTGTTTTTTTCGCCTAATTCACACAATGTAAACGGGCACGCTCCTAAAACATCAATGTAATTGTATTGTTCTAGTTTTAAAACTTCTTTTAGTTCGTTTACTTTTAATCTCATTTTAACGTGTTTTTATGCGATTTGAGACACTTTTAATAGGTTGTTGACTAATCACATTCAAGTAGTCTAAATAAAGCGTTAAATTAAAGCTACCGCCTTTGTCGTTTTCTGAACTTTGGCTTTTCCAGTATCGCATAATTCGCGCAATGTTTGGAGTGGTTGGAATGAAGTGGTTTATTTTAGTTGATTTTTTCATCTTATTTTATTTTTGATTGCTTATTAACCCATAAATTAAACTGATTCCAATTTTCTTGGATAGTAGTACAATTTTTATTTAGTGCGTCATAATTACCCTTGTATTTAGGGTTGTATTTTTCTATGGGTAAATTATATTCATTCAGAAATTCAATAACTACTTTATTTATAACGCCTCTTTTACCCGTATCAATTAAACCTTTTTTATTAAGAAAATTTAAAACTCCTAATTCATGCCGAAGTTTATCTTTCATATTGTAATTCATATTATTTAATTTTAGGTTGACATTCACATCTCACGTAATGGCTTTCGTCCCCTTCGCCTGCATCATAATAACCCTGCTCGCATTCGTCGCATTCGTTCATCTCATCGAAGTTTTTAAACTCACGTAAAAAATTCACGTCCAAAATGATTTCTTGTGATGGTTGATGAATAGCAATATCAAATTCTTTACCGTTTACCAATACTTTTGCGTAGTCTTCGAATAGTTCTATAATTATCATAACTCTAATTTAATTTGTTTTAATACTTGTAGGTAAGCCGACCAAAGTCTTTTTGATGCACGCTCACTTGTATCTAGTTGTTGCTTGCGTCTTTCACAATAGCTTTCGTAACCATGAAACGTTTTAATATCTGATTGCATTCTTTCGATTCGCTTATCCATGTCTTGAGCCATCTGCAAAAGCTGGTTGGCTTTTTCTTGTAGTTCGATTACTTTGCTTTTCATCTTATTAATCGTTAATTAAAATGTATTGGTTTATTTCTGTTTGTGAAATTGGAAAAAATCTCATATCCAATCCTGAGTATCTGTAAAATCTAACTCCTGATTTTGTAAGTTTTGAATAAATACCAAACTTTTTTCCGTTTTCGTATCTAATCGTTTGTCCCGTGTAGTTCATTTCTGTATTCATAATTTCCTATTTTTATTTCGTTTCTGTTTGACAAATATATAAACTTTATTTTAATATAATGCAATTACCAACAAAAAAAGTGAAAAAAAAGTTAATAAATAACAAAACCCCCACAAATGCAGGGGCTTCAACCTAAACAAAATTTGATTATGAAGGTGCGAAAGTATTAAAATTCTTTCAATAGGCAATAAGAAACGATTTTTTGAGGCTTTAACAGCTTCATAATTTGAACGTATTTTTCAGTATTGTTTACCACTTGACAACCTAAGGACCAACCTCCGATTATTTCTTTTACTTCTTTGCTTGCTAAATTATAGGTGTTTGGGTGAAAATTAATTCCTGCCATTACTGGAAGCGCTTTTCCCTCTTCGATTTGCTGGTCTTTATCGCCGTCCCGACTGATTAAAAAGGGCTTTACTTGGCGCAATGCAATTACTTTGCCCTTGTGCATTCCGTATTTCCAAACATCGTAGTACCATTCATTGGTTTTGATTACTGCAACGCCTTCAGCATTATAAGAATCGTATTTTAAAAGCCCGTTTTTTCCTGCGTTTGTAGTTCCTGAAGTTACCAATATGAATTTTTCACCCTCGAATAAATAGATTTTGTCGTCGAATCTGTCGAAAGTGTCTTCATTTGATTGAACGCCAAGAAGCCAAAAGCCCTTTGGAATTACTTTAAAACTTGGTATCGCTTTAACCCTGCTCAAAAGTTGCGCATCACTGTAATTTTTTACCATTATTTTTTGATTTTTTGTGCATGATAAATTGATTTCCCACCAAACAAAACAGCTCCAACAGTAAGAAGGGCGACAATTGTTTTATCCTCGAATGTTTCAAGACTTAACAAAGTAACACAAACAACGCCCACAACAGTGGAAATTTTACCGTGCAATTTGTCGCGAGCTGGGGTTTTCCTTTTTATACGATCCAATAAATTCATAATCTTTGCTTTAAAAGTTGGTGAACGGCTTTCGTTAATTCTAAAACGTCCTTGCTGATTTGTTCCAATTTCAATTGTGTTAATTGCTCAATTCGGGTGATGTCGTTTTGTGCTTGTTGTTGCGCCATTTCAATTTTACCCTTTAAACGTCCAACCTCTTCGCTAAAATGCAGGTGTTGTTGATCACTTGCTTTTTTATGTTCTTTGAATTGGTTTAAAATGTCCCGTACAAAATAGGCAATTACTGCAATTAAACTGAAAATAATGTAATTTAAATATTCCATCTTAATAAAATGTTCTTTGGTTCTTGAATTTATCAGCCACTTTACATTTTAAAACAGCTTTTCGGCTTAAGTCTTTGTATTCTACGCTTGGACTTTCTGAAACAATTACGGGCAAATCTAGGTAACGATACGAATGGTTGTGCGCATTGTAATCTGAAATGTAAAGTTCGTTTTCAGAAATTAAAAACAACTCCAGCAATGGGCGCAAAATACATTCGTCTTCAGGATCGGTGATAATTTCGTAATCGTTTAAATTTTCACGAATTACGCGTTTCATTTCTCTATTATCGTAAATAATGTTATCAATTGCCATGTTCGATTGGCGATTCCCAATAAACCCATAAAAGCGGTGTGTGCTTTCGACGTTTGAATTTGTGAAATCTATTCCGTCAATCGTTTGTTTACCGTTAAATATAGCACGCACGCGAGCCGTTTTAAGCGCATTTTGTATAGTGTATGGCAATAACTTATAATCACCCCATAAAAGTAAGCCTGAAACGCCCGCAATATTGTAAGCAATTGCCAGTGTATAGTTGCCTTGGCCAAAAGAAGTCAATACATCTAACCAACTAACAGTGCAATAATACGCGTTTTGTTCATTTGGGAAAGCTATTGCATCGTAAGAAGTCAAAACATTTTGATTGCAGTCTAAAAGCATAAATTGAAAAGTGTCTATTTCTTCGCTTAGCTTTATCCACATTGACGTTTTATCATTTTTCCAGCTTTCACCACTCCCACCAAGTACCAATTGAGTGCAACAACAATCCGTTAATCCGCGATCCTGCTCAACAAATGACTGAGGCAATTTAATTGACTTATATTCACGAAAAGTTCGGTCCTCAATGCCACAATTAAACGGTTCTGGAATACATTCTGAAGTTGTAAATACATTAAAATAATCAGGAATCCAAAACGGAATAGAACCCAAAGGCGGACACGGTGCATCTGAATTTTTCCAAGCAGTACACAAAGGAAAAGCTGGGAATCCCAAACCGCCACGGCTTACCTCCCATTGTTCTGATCCAAAACCATTGTAATAAAGGTAAAAATCAACCCCACCAGCTGACCATGTATAATAGTTTTGGCCGTTAAACGTTCCAGCAATATAAACCTCAATAGTTGTTGTTGGTCCTTCGCCCTCAACTCTGAATTCTATTCTTACGCATTCGCAGCTCATAGTATTTCCGTTGTGTATCCTAATTGTTCAAAAGCTAAACTTGCATACTTGTTAGCAGTATCTAAACCTTGTGTTTCAGTTGGCTCAATCTCAACTGTGAAAGTACCTTGTTGAACGTCTGTGAATATCGGTTGGTTAGTTTCAAAAGTTGCTACACTTGCATAAGTAGTTACCGCTATCTCTAACGTTTTACCATCTGCTCTGCCAGCGAATTCAAGACGCCCGTAGACGCTATCTAGTTTCAACTCAGTACCTAAAATAGTGATACTTTTTTCTTCGTTTGATTTGATTAAAATTGCCATAATTTATTTTTATACTATTGTTAAAATTCCTAAGTTATTCCAAATATCACCCGTTACCAAACCAGCTGGAGACGTTGGTAAATTAGCAGCGTTTAACGTACCTCTTAAAATTGTTTTGACTATTGAAGTATTGCCAAGTGTTACCGTATTGCTTCCCGCTCCAATTGCATCAAAACCAATTACTATTTGATTAGTTTGATTATTTGCTAAAGCCCTTGTGTTCTGACCTAAAAATAATGAATTATTAGCAATTGTTAAACTTACACCGCCAGAATAAAATCTACCAGAATTGTGACCTAAATATGTGTTGTTAGCGCCTGAAGTTTGAAAAATTGCAGAATTAGTACCTATAAAAGTATTAAATGAAGATGTACTATTTCCTAAACCAGAATTGTAACCTAAAAAAACATTTTGTTCGCCACTTGTATTTGAATTACCTGCTTTATATCCAAAATAAGAATTATAAAAAGATGTTGTAAATTTTCCTGAGCCAATACCGAAAAATGAATTATAAGAACCAGTAGAATTTTGTCCCGAAGTCTGTCCAAAAAATGCGTTTTCTTGACCAATTGTATTTGATGCTCCCGAATTAGTGCCAAAAAAAGAATTAAAAAATCCAGTTGTATTATTTAATCCTGCGTTAAATCCAAAGAAATCATTTTGATTGCCACTTGTATTTGCTCTTCCACTTTCTTTTCCGAAAAAAGTATTGTATTGACCGCTTGTACTTCTACCTACATTTTCACCAAAAAAAGTATTTTCCGTGATACCTCCAGCTCCATTATTAAATACATCACCAGCACCATTGACAGTTAAGAAATTTCTTGTATCCGCACTATTCCTAACTCTAAAAGCTATATCAGTTGACAACGCTCCTTGCGCTCTTACATCTAATCTCACAGTGCTTGCAGGCGTTGCACCAACTCCAAGGCGTTTA